TATTTTTATATAATTTATTTATTTTAAAGTTAAAAATATATTTCAATATTATAATATATAGGAGGAGAAGTCATGGAAATACTTTACACATTTGAATCAGTAACAGTATTATGGCAGTTAGTTTTAATTATTCTAACAACATGCTTATTATTTGTAGGAGGTATGTTTGTACAGAATATAGCAACTAGTAATAAAAATACTGGATTATTAATTACTACTTCAATCTTTTTAATACTAACATTCTTTGCTTGGTTTACTATACCATTCATGGATGGATTCAGAACTACATACTATCAAGTTAAAGCTGAGAAAGAACAAGATATTGATATGACAAAATATAAAATTGCAGAACGAAGAGGGGCTACATTTATTATTAAGCGTCGATAATATATTAAAGGGAGAGATTAATTATGGTAGTTGTAGCGGAGAATAAAACAATATTAGATAGAAAGATTAAACCAAACACTATTTATAGACATTATAAAAATAAAGGATACTTTATCCATGATGTATTTAGACATACTGAAACTGGGGAATATTATGTAGCTTATGTGGCTTTATATGGAGATTGTTTAAAACATACAAGACCACTTGAAATGTTCTTATCCAAAGTACCTGAAGAAGATCAACATAAAAATGTTACAGGACAGACTTATAGATTTATGCATAAAGTAGAGCTTCTTGCACTCAACGAAGAATAATATTAATAAAACAAAATATTAATATTAAGTGCTAAGGGGATGATTATATGGAGGATTACATTTTTAGATTGAAAGAGTTAGATAGAGATAATACAATTTTATCTGAATTATTCTTTGAAGAAGAAGATGTTGCTTTTGTTGAATTTAAGAAAACTATAGCAAAACATAAAACGAAAGCTGTTTCAGATATGAAGAAATGTCAGATACTATCTAAACCTGTAAATCTAACAATAAATCATCTAACAAACAAATGTATGATTGAGAAGATAGTGAATGGGGAACACTCTCTTCTAATAATCGTTTTAGAAAAGCTACCAATCAAGAAAAAAGAGATTGAACCAAGAGAAGATATTAAGAAAGTTATTGAAAGTATGAAATCATAAAATAATAGTATTAGGGATGAAATTATATTCCTAATACTATTATTTTTAACTATTTGGAGGAGAATGAACACATGGATAATCAGAAATTTAAAGTACAAGATGGATTTATTGAAAAAGGAGATACTGTTTATTATATATTTGATGATAAGATTCATAAATGTACTCTATCAATATCTAGACATCAGGATGAAGCCTTTCCTATATTAAGAAGTGGTACATTAACGAAATATTTCCGTGGAGGTTTAGCATTTTTCCGCAACCACATACAACCACAACATTTATTATTTAAAGATAGAGATAATGCTTTAATGGTATTAGAAGACATTAGACAGGGTCTACTAAAGAAAGTATCTAATGAAGAGGATGTAATGAAAGAGTTATTTAAAGAATGGGTTAAAGATAAGAGTGGTATGCAGAAGAAGATAATGATTGAATCTATTAGAAATAAATTTGATATAACATTGGAGGTATAATAATGTACGTAGAGGTAGCAGATGGCAAAGTAGAAAGAAATCAAGATGTATACGTATTAAATTACGATCAGAATGAAACTGTTATTAAATCTAAAGTGACTGATCTTTATGAACGTGAACAGAGTTTAAGAATAACACATGCTGAACTATTCAGTGGTTATTCAAGATTTCTCAATCCAGTACAATGTAAAAGTTATGTATTTACGACAAGAGAAAATGCTAAGAAAAGATTAGTTGAATTTAGAAAAGAATATAAAGAAAAAATAATGAATGATGAAGTATTATTCCAGACATTATTTGATGATTGGATTGATAATAACGGTACAATTCAAAATGAATGTATGAAGGAAGTTATTAAAGAAAAATTTGGTGTAGAAATTAAATCACCATATTAATATAGGAGATGTGTTATATTATGACAATTGAAATGGGATCAATTGATACTAAAATAAAATTAAACGATGAGTTTTACTATTTAAATTATCATGTATCCGATGAGATTATTAAAGTAAAAGTAATACAAATTCGTAATGAGGATAATGCTGTACTAGTGCAATATCTAGATAGACCTGATGGTCATAAAAGACAATTAAGTCAAAATCGTTGCAAATATCTTTTATTTGAAACAATAGAGGATGCTGAAAAAAGATTAAAGGAAGCTAAAGATAATTACAAACAGGAATATAAAAATAAATTAAAAGATCAAAAATATTTACTTCGACAATTCTTTAAAAATTGGTCTGGTTATAATACACCGATTCAACAAATGATGATGAAAGAAGCAATTAAGGAAATGTTTGATGTGGAAGTTAATGAACCATATTAAGATAGGGGATACATTATGACAATCAATGTAGAGATAGAAGTAGTAGATGGTAAAGTAAAAGAACAAGACAGAGTTTATTATATAGATTATAATATTAATAATAAAATTGTACATTGTAGAGTATCTGAAATTGATGTAAGATTCTTTTCAAAAGCTAAAACAATGAGATTAGTGATTAATAGACCAGGTATTAATTTTGAGTTCTTGAGTAAAGAACAGTATCAAAAATATGTCTTTATATCAAAGGAAAATGCTGAAAAAGCAGTAATTAAATTCACAAAACAATATGAAGATGAAATAAGAAATAAAGAAGTCTTATTGCAAAGTTTATTTGATACATGGGTGGAATCAAGCGGTCAAATTCAAAAATATTCTATGTCTAAAATTATTAAGGAAACATTTGATGTAGATATTAAATTACCTCCTGAACCTGAGGCTGAACCAATTTGGAGACATTTAAATAATACAAACATAAGAAAATAAATTGAAGAAGATTAAACAAGAAAATAATTAGAATATCTTCTTCAGCAATTCCTTAAAGGGAGGTTGAAGTTTAGGAGGATTAAAATGATTCAAGTAATGGACGGTCAAATAGAAAATATAGGTGATGTAGTACACTTTTCATTATGGAAAGAAACAACATCTATTATTACATGTATAGTTGCGTCTATTGATATTAAAAATGATGAAGTTAAGTTGAAAGTACTTGACGGTGATGATTTTATTCAATTAAACCTATTAGAAGCTAAATACACGTTATTTAGAGAAAAGACTAAAGCGCAAAAACTTATTACAAAAGAGTTAGAAGATAAAGAACATTTACTAAAATGTCTATTCAAGAAGTGGTCTAGAGATATAGATCATGAAGAAAAGCATATGGTAAAGAATGTAATCGAAAAACAATTTAAAGTTAATTTAGATAACCCTACAAAGATACAGTAGGGTTATCTTTTTTTTTTAGTCATCTTTTATGATTTATATTAACAAGACATTATTAGCTGAAAGGAGTCTTAAAATGCAATCACTTAAATGTCCATTATGTACCAATAAATATCTGACTAAGGATGCTTTATATGCTCATATGACAGATAAACATGAAGACCAATTAAATGGTCTCTCTCCAGCACATTTCTACTTTAATTTCAAGAATAAGAAAACTCATGGTAAATGTATCGTAGATGGCAAAGAGACAAAATTTAATGAAGCTACAGAAAAATACGATAGAATCTGCTCTGAGAAATGCCGAAAGACTTATAGAGAGCAATTTAAGAAAAGAATGGTCGGTAAATATGGTAAAGAACATTTACTAAATGACCCAGATGTTCAAAAGAAGATGCTTTCTAATAGAAAGATCTCAGGAGAATATGAATGGAGTGACGGAACTAAATTTACTTATACGGGAACATATGAGAATGATTTCTTAGAATTCCTAGATACATTCTTAGGGTTAGAATCAACTGATGTAATGTGTCCTGCTCCACAAATTATTCAATATAGTTATGATGGTAAAGACCACTTCTATATTCCAGATGTTTACATTCAGAGTTTAAATCTTATTATTGAAATTAAAGCATCTGATAATAATCATTATAGAAGTCGTGATATAGGTCAAGAAAAAGCTAAGGATAAAGCAGTTGATAAGACTGATTTTAAATACTTTAAAGTGTTTGATAAAAAGTATGATGACTTCTTCAATTTCTTAATTTCATTGAAGAATGAATAAAAATGAATTTAAGTATATATTATATAGGTGTTATTGATTTAAACATTTTATAATTATTTTTATTTTTATAGTATCAATAACAAAAATTATAATTATAATTTATCTAGGAGGATTTACTATTATGTCTAAAGAAACAAAAATCATCATGCCAGACGAAATCAAAGATTCGGAAGCGATTCAAGAACCAGTAATGAAAGCTCAAAAACCACAACAAGAAGAGAAAAAAGGAAATGTAATTTACTTTGCAGTAGGTATTGAAGGTGACGAAACATTTAATGTTCAAGCAGAGAATGCTAGTGCTGGTAATATGTTAGCACTTATTACTGCTGTTTCAACTATTGAATTAACTTTAATGTGTGCATTAGATGATGGTAACAACCCTAAAGATGTAGTAATGGATTCAATGAAAGCATTTGAAGTTACTCGTCGTGAAGCAATTATTACTAGTCTTAAAGCTAGAGGATACGAAAATGCTGAAGAAATTTTCGATCTTACACGTAATCCAGAAGGAATTATCAAAAAATAAAAATTATAAAAGAATAATGGGACAATAGTTCTGTTATTCTTTTATTTATTATAGAGGAGATTTTACATGAGTAACAGTTATGGTTTTGTAAATAATCCATTAAATTTCTTTACATCAGTGATTCCATATGGAGATGAATATGAACACACTGAATACATTGCTATAAAGGAATTAAAGGGTAATGAAAGTATTATTAATACTTTAAATAGTAACAAAAATGACATTGATGTATTAGTCGGTGCATTTATCTGGATGACTGGTTTAAGACCTAGTAATATAGATAGACTGCACTTTAATAATAAACTATATCCAGTAGTAATGAACCAATTTTATAATATCGTTAAGATAAGACAAATTGATACGGTAAGAAGTTTTGAAACATTCTTAGATAGTCTAGATTTTAGTGAGATAGATAAGAAATATTACAAATATCCATTTGATAAAAAGGTTATGGCTTTATTTAAAGCTAATTCAGAAGGAACTAATTCTGATTTCCGCATGTTAAATATTATCAACACATTAAATACTAAAATGGGTACTGTATTTATGGAAGATTACATAAATGCATCTATTAAACAAGGTCAAGAATCAGCTACTATACATTTTAATCATGTATATCCTTATCTTAAAGGTGATTCTCTCCAATTCGTAAAATTAAAGGATGTCATGTTATTAGTAGGTGCTTGTGAACAACTTGAGATGGATATAGAAACATTTGAATCTGATTTCTATGATAGTGAAATTTCTATGAACCCAAGTAAATGGAATAAGTTTAAACTTTATTTAGCTTATAAAAAGAAGTTAGCTAAGTTTAAATTATTTCATCCGTCTTATTATAAGATGTATAAATCATGGAAAAAGAAACGTTATACAATCAAGTATGAGTTAAAGTTGATTAAGTAATATGATAATTTTTAAACTCGAAAAGACGGTTTCCCTCGTAAACATAATAATTAATTATACTACTCAAATTGCGGGGGAAAGAAAAATGCCATTAATCAATGAACTATTAAAGAAAAAAGAAGACAAAGCACAAATCGTTAAATTTGAAAAATTCAATTGTCAACCATGTCGTATGGTATCAGATTTCTTTGATCGAGAAGGAGTTAAAATTGTTCCTGTGAACGTCCAAGAACCAGAGAACATTGATCTAGCAATTGAAATGGATATCATGTCAGTTCCAGTTACTATTCTTTATGTAGATGGTAAAGAAGTAAAACGAACTCATGGTTATAATGAAGGACAATTAGAAGAAATTGTAGAACTATCAAAGCAATAATAACAAATGGAAATAAGTATTCTTAAATGGATACTTATTTCCATTACTATGTGGGGAGTATAATTACATGACAATTATAAAGGAAGAGGTATATAAAATGACAAAAGTATATGAAAAACGTGAAATCAATATTGAAGAGTATAAAAGACAATTAGAAGCTTTCTATAAAAATTTTAATGGTAAAGAATTATCTATTGATTTACAGAACGTTGAAATTACTGGTAGAAATCCTTATCATGGTTTATGCTTTGCTAGATTTAAAGCTAGATATATCAATCTAAGAACAAATGAAATTCGAGTAATGGAAAGTGATTTTAATATAGATCTACTTGTATTTATGAATATTATTGATTCATCTTTCGATAGCCTTAAAGAAGTACAAGATTTTTTAAATACATTTGAAGGTAATAAATGGTTTGAAAGTTTAATTCAATCTCGTATTTATAGAGATGAAATTAAACCTAGAGTTAAACGAAGAAAAAGAGGAATCTTATCAAACTTCTATACAGCTTAAGGAGGATTCAATAATGTTTAATATGAATAGATACGATGAACATATAAAAGAATTTCTTGAAATTTCAGGCGTTAATCCAGATAGTAGAAAGATTATCTTTGGTAGTTTTATTATTAGAACTATTAAACGTAGACATGGTATTTATTTCTATATAGGTGATATATCTTATAGAAGTCTTGGAGGTCAATTTACTTCTCATTCTGCTGTACCTAATTATGTTATTCCTTTTAACTTGTTTAAAGATTTAGGTATAACTAAAGATGTTCGAGATGTCTCTAAGATTAATGAATTCTTAAATTCCAATTTAGGTAAAGAGTGGTTTTCTAGATACATGGAAAGTGTTAATGGTAATATTGAGATTGAAATTCCAGTTAATGATGGATTTATGATTAAGGGATTTAATCTTGAAGAAATTGAAAAACAGACAATGAATTTCCGTTCAATGCAAGCGCATAATGTAAACGGTATTGAAATAGATAAGATTGATATCTTTAAAGCGGTTAAGATAAAAGAAATAAATAAGAAAGAAGTATTAGAGATATCGGTAATGATTAATCGAGATTCAGATCCATATGATATTTATATTCCTCTTAAATGTCTAAATGAAATTTGCAATGATTTAATTATTAAAGGTGCTGAAGAGGTAAATGTGAATGTTTATAAGAAATTCTTAATGAGTTCTCATAGTAAAAAATGGCTTAAAGAACTTGTTAAATTAAAACTTCTTTCTTGTTAGAAATTAATATTAAGGTGAAAATTCTCATATATAAAAAGGGAATTTTCATCTTTTATTTTTGTTAAGTACCTCCTTTGGACTTAAGAAAAAATAAATACTATAACATGAGAATAGTTTACTTATTATTGGAGGTAATGGAAAATGATTAAAACTTTAAGACGACTAAAAACACCTGTTAAAAAAGTATTATTACTTTGTGGTCCATCTGGTAGTGGTAAAACATATATTGAAAAGTTATTAAAAGCAGTTCAAATGTATGAAGTAACACAGGCTGATGGTGAATCAAAAGTAAAAGTAACATTCAATAAATTAAATCAAGTTACTACTCGTAAACCACGCAGTCAGGAAGAGGTTGACAATCGTGTTTATGATTTTGTAAATGATAATCAATATGAAAAACTTGAATCCAGTTTATTTGCCCGTACAAATGTTAATGGTAATCGCTATGGTACGTATTTATCTGATATTAAACTATCTGTAGACCAAGATTTAATTATTAATACAGTAGTAATTAATTATCTAGGTATTCAAGATTTAATTAAGTACTCCAAAGAGCATCCTGAAGAGAATATTGAATATATTATTTTATATATCGATTCAAATAGTCTAGAAGGACGTAATGATCGTGATAACGAGTTCCTTGAACAAGAACGTAAATCATTAGAAAATATTTATGATTTAAAACTATTAAATAATGCTGAACATCGTTTAGATACTGATACTATTATTAATGCATTGGTAGATGTTGACTTTATTTAAGTAAGGAAGATTAAATAAAAACCCTAGTACATAAAAATGTGCTAGGGTATATTCTATTAGGAGAGTGTCAATTATGAATAAATTAGTATTAGCAGTAGAACCTTTTGGAGATTATGAATTTGATGTAGCAGATATGTTAAATAATAAGAGTAAGAAAGTTGGGTTTGTTTTAATAGAAGGTGAAAAGAAAATTCCAGAACCAGACTATTATGATGATATTGAAGTACTTATATACCAAATGAATGGACACAATATTAGTAGATCCGATGAAATTGAAGATTTAGAAGAAAGTGGAGTGGTAATTAAAACTAAATTGGATGATTATATTAAAGCTACAATTCAATGGTATGAGAAAAAAGGTTTTAAAGCAGAGAAGATTCCTGCTCTTTCAATGATAACACCATTATAAAAATTAAAAGAAAGAGGTAATTAAAATGGCTATTAAAAGAGAATATGAAGTTGGAGATGTAGCATTTCTTACTAATAATAAAAGAGTTCCTAAGATTGGTATTGTAAAAGCGGATGTTGAAGGAACACCTATGGTAATTACTGGTTATACAAAGATTGAAGAAAAAGCAGGTGCTTACTTATATAGTGTTGAATTCATCAATCCAAAGACAAAAGAACCTGTTAAGTTGGAAGAATGGTTTACTCAATTTGATTTCATGACAAAGGATATGATAAAGAAATCTGTTGCAAATAATGAAATGATGAAAAAATTAGAACGTTTAGAAAAAGAAAGACAAGTTCAAAGAATGTTTAAATAAAAAGTTTTAATTTATATTGAACATATTGGTAATTCTAATAGAAAGGAGTGTAAAATTTACATGTTGTACCAGAAACACAACTTTCTTAATAGGGATATCAAATATATTAAGAATACACCTATTGTAGAATATGATATGAAGAATGCAGGTCTGAATATATTATTTCATAATGATATAATCAGTGAAGATGATTACAATTCATTAAATGCAATGGGTAAAGAACGTCATGTTGTAGTAGGTAAGTTTCTTGCAAAGAATAAAGATGTTAACAACTTCTTAATAGAAGAGTTTGTTAGGATTAGGAAAGAGTTCTTTGAATTGAATGAGATTAGGGATGATGATGTTCTTTCTATTAAGAAGGATGCTTTATACCTTATTAACAAAACACCGAAGAATTTACAATTGAATGACCATTATATTTTTAGACCGAAGAGTTCTTTTTCAAGTTTTATAAACATTAATAATAAGGAGCATTATTACAATAGCTTCGATAATAATCTTGAAACCAAGGGTTATTCAAATGAGGTTAAAGAACATCATTCAAAATATTTATTTGGATTTCTTAAGAACTGCTTAAACTTAAGTGCTATAAATAATAAAGATAATTTATTCACTGACCTACTTGAGTTTAAACATGACTTTGTTAACTTCGATTTGGATAAAGGTTATTATAAGGATATTATTTTTGATGTATATTTATTTGAGATTCAAGATAATTTATTATATTTAGATGACATCAAAGATAATATGAAGCATCATTGTCAAATAAACTCCAATTTAGATTTTATATTAAATCTAATAAATATTATTTTATAATCTATTGAAAAGGAATGATTCGATGTCTAGACGTAGTAGAACAACTATAATTATATTGGTGGTTGCTTTCCTCGCTAATGTACTTCTTACAGCAGGTATAATTTATGACGATAATGAAAGGTATAACAAAGCTGTTACAGAGTGGAAATTAGAGAAGAGTACGATGGAAGAGAATTATTCAGGGACTATTGATAAAGTCATTAAGGATAAAAATGCCTTAGAAGAAGACTATAAAAACATTGGTACTGAACGAAATGATCTATTAATGGAGAGAGAAGACCTCTTTAAGAAGATCAAAGAACTTGAGGATAAGATTGAAGAATTGAAGGCTAGCAAGAAGGAAACTGCTAGCTCTTCTTCTTCTTCTTCTGAATCCGTTAAAAAAGGTGAAGAGTCAAAGAATGGTAAACAAATCGGTTTAGTATTATCATTCTATGGTTCTGGTGATGACGAAAACGGTGCTGGTAATGGAAACGCTACTGCAAGCGGTGCAGACCTTTCTCATGGTGTTATCGCATCAAATAACTTCCCATTTAATACTGAAATCAGTATAGATGGTTATGGTACATATACTGTTTTAGATACTGGTAATCCACAATACTTAAGAGAAGTATCAGATAATAAATACAAAATCGATGTTTACGTTCCTAAGAACTCTAATGAGAGTGTAGCTGAATATAAACAACGTATTAGTAACTATGGTATCGTTGAAACCACTGGTTACGTATTAAATTAAAATAAGACTTATTACAAGTCTTATTTTTTTTTTAGCCCATTTTTCGTATTGCTTTCTCATTTAATTGATTGGCTAAATCGGATAGTATTTCAATAGTGGTCTCTGCTACTAAATAATAGAATCTATCCTTATTAATAAATTTATATATTTCCACTTTATATTCATCTGATATCATTTCAATAACCCTTCGAATACTCTCAGCAGTTATTGCATCAAATTCATCGTCCATTATCATTCCCATTCCATCTCTCTGCTTCTGAACGAGTGGTAACATTACTTTCTTATATTGATTTCTACATACAAATTCTATTAAGTAATTAACATTCTCAATGTGTGATTTAAAGTTTTCTATGTTCCCAAAATTCTTAGTTTCTTTTTTTACTGCATTTGCTTGTTGACGTTCTCTTCTAGCTCTTCTTTCATATAAATACTCAGAAATAAACACAAAAAAAAGAGAGATGACAAATAATGCCATCGCTACTTTGAAATAATCAGTAGAAAATAAATTCATTTTAATCGCTCCTATTCTAATCCTAATAATTTTTTAGCTTCTGCAATCGCACCAGTAGCTTTTGTATCACAATATTCGTTGAAGTAAACATCTACGTCTTCTTCAATACTTATGTCTTTACCTTTATGACCTTTAAGCCATTTAAATTTCACTATTACATTTCTTTTAGAATGTCTTACAGATTGTAAAAACTGCCAAAGATCCTTATTAGCTACAGGTTCTCCTACCCAATTTTTCCAACCATTACGCATCCATTTAGTTATTGTATCATTAGCGCCATTTACAACATATTGAGCATCTGTAATAACTTCTACTTGATATCTCTCATTGTCGACAGCTATATCATTAATTAATTTGTTCAATCCAACTGTAGCTCCTGCTAACTCGCAGTATGCATTAGTAACTTCTTTATAGCATTTAACATCTTCAAATATAATTTCATTGTTTTCATCTACAACAATAGTAGCAAAAGAACCTAAAGAAATAACATCTTTCTTCTTTCTACCATTATTAAAGCTTGCCGCATCACTATATACTCTAAGTTTTCTTACCATTAAAAAATTCCTCCTATAAACTATATATTATACTAATAAACATTTTTATAATATGTATTTGATAATAAAATTATTTGAAATGAGGTGGATATAATGTTAGTACCTAAAATTGATATTTCTACAAAGTATGTTAGGGAAGAAGAAGATGATGTAGTAGTTGTTGAGTCCATTAATGTCAAAGAGGATTTCCTTGATATTGAAAATGTAAGTCCAAAAAGAATTGAAAAATTTATCAAGTACATTGAAAGAATCATCAGAACAAGTATGGAATACCGTACTTATATTGGTTTCTTAAGAAATGAATTAAACCTTACTAGATGTACTTTCTTACCTCAAATAGACACTGAAGAAATCAGAGGAGTCTCATTAGAATTCCATCATTACCCATTTACCCTTTATGATATTGTTAATATCGTTATTCAAAATCGTTTAATTAAAGGTGAGAAAAGAATTGATCCGTTCCAAGTAGCTGATGAAGTAATGTATCTTCATTACCAAAATATGATTGGTCTAGTACCAGTTACTAAGACTATTCATGAGTTGATTCATAGTTCTAAATTATTTGTACCTTTAAAATATGTTAAAGGTAGTTATAAGAAATTCTTATCTAAATATAAATGGGATATGTATGATGGATATAAAGAGAAGATGGATAATCTTAAAATGCTTTCTGAGAAGATTGAAAGAGGAGAATTGAACGATACAACTGGTGTATTAAACAAACAACGTATCAATGTTCATATTGCTGATATCGATGCTCCTGAACCTATTAAGGTGGATGTCAGAGAATATGCATAAAAATAAATATAGGATAACAAATGAATGTTATCCTATATTTATTATATTATTTCTTAGTGTTGTTCAAGATATGAACAGTTCCTTCGATGATATGACGAACGAAATCTTCTGAAACGTCTACTTTAATTCCTAATTCACTAACAGTGTTATAGAATAATTCAGTAGCCATATCCAACTTCTGCTCAGATGTCATTCCTTCATCTTTAGTTTTAGCAATTTGTTCAACTGTATTAACTACGTTAGTAGCAATATCTTTTACCACTTTATACTTACTATGGTCGTCCACTTTAACAAGTCCTAAAAGAACTTGAGTTGCATCAGCAAGTCCTGCAACTAATTTCTTATTATCTTTATTTTTCAAGATAAAGTTAGTTGCAAATACAAATACAAAAGTAAAAGCGAATAAAACACCAATAAGAATTAATGTTTCTTGTAATGACATATAAATCTCTCCTTTATAATGGTATAGTAAGACTATTAAATTGTTTTATCCTTTTCTTCAGTATTTTTAGGCTTTAATTGATTAGTTACATTAATACCTGTAACACTACCTATTAAAAACATTAAGAGTGTTAACCAGTTATTAGGTAAATCTCCTTTTGTTACGACTATGTAGACAGATGTTATAATAACGATTAACATGGATATTACTAAACTAGAGGTCTTCATTTCATCAGCGCTCAAGAGATGTTTAAACAATTTTACCCCCTCCAATACATTTTTAATAATTTGTTAAAAAAAAAATAATCCTACATAAGTTTGTAGGATTATTTCATATTAGTTATAATTAGCGATCCATGCAAATATAATTGCAATCATTAGTGCTGACATAGTGAATGATAATGTCGCAAGTATACCTGTAATAATTTTATGCTTTAAACTGAACTGTGTTTTATTTGGTTTAATAAATTCTTTAGTTATATTCTTTGCTTTCTTATCCTCAAATTTATCAAATTTTTTATCTAAATTAACTTCCTTACCATCAAATAAACCATACGGTCTTTCTTTTTTAGCTAACATGTTGAACATCCTCCTTAACCAATAAATAAGTTTCCTAATGAAATAATATTTTCAGTGAGCTTAAATTTAAAATCAAATAGTATATCGATTATAATAGTACCTAATACCGCACCTGCTCCTAAAGCGAATGCATTACCGACTACATTCATTGATTTTTTAAATCTACCTACTGCATTTTGAAAACTTATTTCTTCTTTAAGTTTCTCCTCAGCTATGATTTTTTCTTCGATGAGTCTTCTCTTGTTGTCATTAGCTACTCTAACAAAAAGAAGCATGTCTTGGTCTTCTGCTACATTTCTTTCCATAAAAACATCTCCCTAAAATAAATTATAAATGTTATAAACTATACTAATCTATAATATGTATTTGTATACCTTTTTAAATATATATTATAAATAGGAGAGGTAGTTTAATATTATAATAAAATAGAGAAAATATTAAAATTACTTCTTAGTTGCTATGGAAAGGAGGATGAACTTAATTCCTGCTACATAGTTATCTCACATATATAGAGAAAAATAGGAAAAAAGGGTGGTATTTCTCACTTGATCGGTATTATATAGTTTAGGGAACTATATAAAAGTTATTTCATTGTCGTCATAAAGATACAGATAAAGAACGGGAACTTGGAAATAGTAGTCTATATAAAAAAAAAACAAAGACTACTATTTTTTTTTTTAACATATGAGTCACCTAATAGCTATTTATATAAAATAAACAACTATTAGGATTTTTTTTTTAGTCTAAATATTTATCAATATCCAAATCAACCATTTTTAAAGACATGTCATGGAAGGCTTTTAATGAAGCATTCAAGATACTTGTTCCTACACGGTTTGCCAATAAACCAACATTTCGGATACCCATCATATAATACAAGTCACCAGCACATTTATTACAAATCTGGTCTCCTGTACAATAAATTGCACTTCTTAACTCTACTACTTTATTAGTATAACTATCGATATTATCAGGTGTTAATAATACCAATTGAGATCCAACTTTAATGTATCTATATAGAAATAATTTAGCATATCTACCATCTAAGATAATTTTTAGGAATTTTTTAGTACCGCAGTTAGTACCTTTATCATCCAATACAATTGTTTGGAATGCCGCTCCTAATTTCTTACCTTCATAACCACCATCCTGTGTACCTACCGCACGTTGATATGATGCCTGTGTTAATAAATCTGCATAATATGGTAATTCTTCAGGTGGAATACCTTCATCTAGAGAAGTAGTAGATACTTTAACTTTACTTGGATCTGCTAAGTTCTTAATAGCACCCCTCATGATACTAGTATTCTTATAGTTATTACCGAATGAACCCCTAGCACCACTTGCATAGATTTGATAATCAGGAACATCTTGCATAATTCCTTTAGCTAATCCAATTAATTCTTTCTCAATTTTATTAACTGTATTTAAGTCACCTTTTTCTAAGGCTTCCTTATGTTTCTCTACTAATTCTTCTTTACGTTTAGTAACTTCTTCAGGTGCAATTAACATTTCATGTGTTAATGAAGCATTAATAAACTTAGCAATACCAAACGCTAACCATTGCATTTTATCAATAAATATCGCTTGTTCTTCAGTAGGTAATACACTTTGTAATACTAGACTTCCTAAATCAGATTGGATTTTACCAATACCGCCTTTATCTAAAGCTCTATTGAAATAACCAGTATGTTTAATGATATTAGGATATAATACTAATAGATTAAAGATATATTTCCCAGTAGTAGTTTTAATTCTTTCAGAGTTTCCTAAAACACCTTTTTCTAAATAAAAGAAATCATTCGGTGCAAAACGTGGGTTAGTATTTTTTCTATAAGCAAACAAGTCATGTAATAAGGACATAGTTATATCATCTTGTTTAATTGAAAGTAGTTCTATTACCTCATCTTTAGATAATAAACGACCTTTGATTGCTGATTTCAACAAAATCACCGCCTATTAAGATTAAATTTATATAGAGTAGAAATAATCTACCCTATATAAATTTGTTAGTATTAAGCATAAACATAATATTCAATAATTAATCCTTTAGATAGAGAAGTAAGTGATTCTGTATCAAAGGTAATACGTGTTGCTAGCTCTTCATTAACATAAGAGTTATTATTTTTATCATATCTAGCTAAAACTAAACCGATCTCATTAATCATAAAACCTCTAGCTTCATTTGGTTCAATACGCATTGTTAATAATTGATAAACTTCACCAGTAGATTTATTTAATCTCCAACGGTTGTTATCAGCTTCGAATATTTTACCATAGAATGCTTTAGAACCATCTGCTCTACCAACTGGCAAGTAGTATTTATTTTTATCAAATAAAGACATCTGTTCAACAATAGATGGATTAGCTTTCTTATTAGGGTCATTATATTTATCTGGATCTTCAATGATAAATGGTACTGCTTGATATAAATCCATATCACTGAATTTAGGTACTAATGGGTTGAATGGAGAACCGTTTACATCTGCTCCACCTTGACCTATTTTAAATAAGCAAACAGTACGTGCATGATCGTTAATATATCCAGAATCTTCAGGTGGTTTTACACCGAATAATAATTCTAAGATATAAGTTCGTAAACGTAGTGTAATAAGATTATCTTTTTCTAGAATAGTGTTACCATTGAAATCTTTTACTACAACTCTACCTTTCATACCAATCTGTGCTTTAGGAAAACCTTCAGGCGTTTTTGAAAAATCATCCTTCATATCAATATTATCTTCAAATTGCAATTGCTTAAATTCTGTCATTATTAATCTTCCTCTCCAGCTTCAAAAGTAGTTATCTTTATCTCATCTCTTAATTCAATATTATCTTCAAATTTATAAGTAGTAGTCATCTTCATGAAATCTTTTAAAGTGATATATTCTCTAAATTTAAAGAATCCGCTAATATTTGCTTTATCAAACATTCTTATCGCATTAAATGTCTTATCATTGAATGATAATACTGTATTTGTCTCTAATAATTGAGTTGTATAAGCTTTAAATACATGTATTAATATATAAATGAATCGTTTTACATAATCAAGCATTCCTATAAACCCGTTATTAACGAAGAAGTTCATGTTACCTGCATTGATATGATTATCAATAGACTCACATAATTCAAATACTTTATCACGATAGAATTCATATTCAAGTTTCTCATCGCCTTTAATAGTAGCAGGCATTTGAGTGAAAGCATATAAATCATAGTTCTTTCTCTTTAAGTAATCACTATAAGTATCATGACCACTGAAATAACTAATATTAATATCTCCTATAAACTTGATATCCCATAATTTTAAGTAGTTTCTATATAGCTCATAATTATTAGATTCAACAATAATATCCTCTAATTTATATCGAAGATCGTTATTATATTTGAATATCTTAACAAATTCTTCCATTGAATAAGAGTTCTTATATAGAGTATCGCTAATATAATGAAGTTCAATAAAATTACATAGCTCTGGATAATGTTTATAATCTCTAGGATTTCTTACCCAGTAGTCTTGTCTTTCTTCATCAGATTTAAAGTCAAAGTAATTAAGTTGTCTAAGACGAGTTATTTCATTCATAGTTTGCTTAAGTAAATCATTTAGACCAACCTTATTTTTCTTATATAAATCATAATATTCAGTAAGATTTTCTAAATTAATAGCTTTAATAAGAGCATCTAATTGATCCATAATAGTCTTATTCTTTTTCATTGCTCCTAAGAAATCATCCATTGTATTATCTTTAGTACTTAGTTTAACACTGATAAACATCTTATATATTTTTCTAATATCAACATAAGTATCAAATAACATTGGATCGAATTTACCATCAATGAATAACTCTTTAATATAATCTAGAACTTCAATAACGTTGTCTGTATAGAACTTATAAACTAAGTTTTCAACCTTACTTAATTTACTAATAGTATCTAATTGACGTTTATATACAATACTAGAATTATATTCAGTTTCTACATCTTCATAGCCACTTTCTAATACAGTCTCAAAGTTCTTAGCTCTAAATTGAACTATAAATTTCTCTAGATTATCATAATCTGACTCATTAAATCTAGGTTTATTCTGTATTAATAGTATATGGATATCTTCTAGTAACTTCCTTACATCTACATTATCATTAATATTATTAAAACCATATACGTAGTTAATAGAGTCTACATTTTTTATGATTTTATCTTTATATCCATGACTACGCAGTGCAATTGAAGCCAAAGCTATAATCGCATCCATTAAATCTATTGGCTGGTTGGATATATTTCGGTTAGAAAACTTAAAATCTGCTTCTTCTTTAGACTTATAATTCATTTCCATCTTGTTCAGCAAAGAAAGGAAATATGACATAGATAAAGATTCTTTTACGATATCCATAGAAATATCTGCTGATAAATACTTAGTATTCAAGATATTAAATGGTTCATTAAGGAATTCTTTTTTATCACTACGCCAGAATGGATCATTATCTACTATTTGATCATAAGTAACAGGTAAATGCTTACTGAAATCTAAGTTATCATCAATAGGTACTCGGTAGAACATTAAGTCCTTTTTATCCTCTGCTACACTATCATAAACTTTACATAATAAATATTTATAGATTTTAATATTATCAAAACCAAAAATACTTAGAATATCATTCAAAGCAATATTAGTACCTTTATACTGAATTAGCTGATTGATTTTCTTAAGTATACGTCTTTGATAATTCAATGGGAATCCATCAAAGTAATCTAGACCATATGATATGAATGCATTTTTCAACTTATTCTTATCATAACTATCAATATTAAAGTAGGAATCCATTTTATATGTAATATAACGTTGGACTGTCATAAATATTAATAGCATTTCATTATATGCTCTGTGATACTGTTGATTATCAAATGCTTCAGTATAAGTAACTAATAGATGATATTTAAGTGATTCATAATAACATTTTTCAAATAAGTTCTTATCTTCTCTATTAAGACTATTAATAGTAGCTTTTAATATTGTATAGTCTTTAGCTGTTCTAGAGTTTAGATAATCAATTTGATGTAAGTCGTATAAATCTTTATAATACGTATTAGTCTCCTGATAATCCCTAATAATCTTGATAATCTCTGCTTCACTAAGTCTATCATTCGTTCTAGTCCTAGCTTGAATATACATATTAGCATTTTTCATGGAAAGAGTCGTTTCATGTTCCTGTGCTAATTCAGAATTTTTAATAACGAGTCCTTTAGCATAATCAATTACGTTCTGAATCTCTTTTATATCCTCTTTAGTGAAAGGAGTATATTTATATTTTTCTCTATAACTGAATTGCAAAGAATCACCTGCTTTCATAACATAAAAATATAATCTTTTGTTTAAGGAGGTTTTAAAATGAAAAAAATTGTAACCCCAAATAATATTGTTAATATTAAGAGTAAAGTAACAGACTCTAATATTGAACTATCTAATACAGAAGGTATTTTTGCTGAAACTTATTACTTTACTGACTTCTTTGATGATAAGAAATTGAAACGTTTTATTAAAGGATGTGAACGAATGATTAGGTCTAGTAATGAATATAAAACCTATATAGGATTCCTTAAAAATACTGTAGGTTTAAAAAATTGTTCTGTATTAGGTTATATTGATCATGATAATGCAATTATTGAATTCCATCACTATCCTTTTACTCTTTATGATATTGTTCAACTATGTGTGAATAAGCATATATTAGAGGAAAAACCATTCAATACTTTTATTATATCTAGACAAGTATTATTGGATCACTATGATAATATAATTGGTGTAACTCCTTTAAGTACTACTGTACATGAATTAGTTCATGCTAAACAAATCTTTGTTAGTTTGAATCAGGTATATGGGGATTTAAATGAGTTCATTAATAAATATTACGTAGCTTTAACAGATGAGGAAATTGAAAATTATAATGAATTAGTGGAAATGACTAGAGCAGATGTAACATACAGTGAAGATGACGTTCTGAAGACTAGAGATGTGATAAATGATTCGTATTGAATCATTTATCACTTTTATTATTTATTCTTATAATCTTCTATAGGTTTTTTAATACCGTCTATCTGCATATTCATATTAACAACATCTGCTGGAACTAATTGTGAAACTAGAACTTCTTCTTCGCCTTCTTTTTTCTTAT